ACCTTGAATCTACCTGTCTGCATTCTTTGTAACATATCCATAATTCCCGGTTCAAGTGCAATTCCACCTTCAGGATTCTCAAAATGCTTGTGAGCCATATTCACGCCCTGCTTACGATAAAGTTCTGCCAAGGGCTTCCCTGAACCTTTATCATGTTGGGAACCATCGTGAGGCCACACTACAGGAACCCATGAGCCTCTTTCCTTAATTGCGGCAGAATGTACCACAGGAGTTTCTGCAGATTTACGATAACAGTCATATACATAAACTGTATCTGTATCTCTGTCCCATGCAATCCAGACTGCGGCAGTTGGGTGATCCCATCCAAAATCCAATCCACATAAGCGAGGCCAGTATTGGGGCAATGGAAATGGTTCGACTTCAAGATCATCCTCATTTACAGGAAAAACAAGTCCAGAACCTAGAACTGGTATTCCTTTTGAACGCATCTCTCTTTCATGCGGAGGAAGTGCCGCCAATATCTCTTTCTTAACATCATCATTTAAGTGTATCGCATCATCCCATGTTGCATGATAAAGTGCCTGTGACTGTCCGAGCTTTGTCATAAACTGAGTTACAACTTCAGTCATTCCACTTTCGGGAGTGAATGTCATATAGACAATACCTCCACCTTTAAGTGCGGCTCTTAGTGCCTGAGAGTATATATCCTGCGGAGGTTCCTCATCGAGCCATGTAACATCTACTGCCTTACCCATCCATTGCATCTTTCCCTGCTCATAGGACTTAAAGATCAACTTGGAGTTCCTGCCTGATACATGCTTTACCTTCAAACTCTGGTATGCATTTGGAACACCGGGCATTCTTAGTGGAGTACCAGAAATATACTGTTTCGGTATTGCACCCTTGCCGAATTCTTCCTCATCTCCGGGTTCACCAAGCAACTCTGCCTGTACAATGTCCCTAGTATTTGCAGTTGTGTTACCTGCCGCCCATGCAGTTATAGGCCTATTGAACTTTGCTCCTGTCCACCATTTAGGGTATCTTCCAGTTAGGTGAAATGCCATCTCCGATGCACCGCAAAAGGTTTTACCAGTTTTGTTTGCCGCCATCAATAGACGTTGCCTAGCAAGGCGACCTGTCATGTCCTTTGCATCATGAAACCGTTTCTGGTAATCATATGGTTCATATTCCAGAAGCCGATTCGTTTCATAAATATCTGAAATTTGTTCTGCAATTTCAATTGCTTTTTCAGTTTTATCTGTCATGCATCAGGTATTTTTCTATATAGTTTAGGTCTTGCAAATTTAGGCAAAGTAAACGAAAGGGTTTCTAGTGCAGTTGGATCTCGCTTTATTCCTATTTTTCCAAACTCCTGTTTAGCTTCTTTTCTTGCTCTAGCTACTCCAAATATACTTGAGAATAAACTGAATGCACCTATTCCCCTAGTGAACTTCAATCCTTTCCCTACTGTAGTCTTGTAGCGAGGTTTATCTTTTCCATGGAATTGCTTCTGAAGTTCCTTAGTTACGTTGGATGTTAATTCTTTATTAACTGGCAATGCCTTTTTCTTTGCTGTTACCTTCAATTTATCTTCAATAGCCTTGATACCAGCTTTTTCGGTTACAGGTTTATGGTATTTAGTTATTGAAGCAGTAACTTTCTTGATTTCTGTTTTAGTAAATGGTTGCAATGGTGCTGTCTTTTTAAGCCATTTAGGATGTTTTGGATCAGTATAAGTTTTTGTTAGCAATTTTACTTCACTAGGTTTAGGCGGTGCAGTAGATTGTGCTATATAAGCCTTTATACTAGCTAATGAACGATCTCCTGATGTTCTTAACCTAGAGATTTTCTCACCAATCCTTGCTTTTTGATCTTGTGAAATTTCCTTACGAACTTCTACTTCTGGCTTTTTTCTGTATTTGTCTAATTGTGTATCTCTTTCAATATATTTCTTTTCAGTCCAATGAACTTGTTTAGCACTAATTAATTTCCCTTTTTTATGAGGACCACTTATAACTTTGGTTATTTGTTCTTTCTTCTTACTTACATCACTAGAAGTAACTCCTAATGTGGTATCAATTTTAAAAACATCTCCAAGTACACCCATGATGATTCGTCTGGATGCAGGAGATTTTACCCATTTTTTCCATGCTTCTGAACCTGATACTCTTTTAATATTTTCCAGTTTCTCTAATTTGAAGCCTTCTTTCCTTATAGCTTTATCTTCTGTAGATATATCTTCTTCATTAATTTTAGTTAGTTGTAGAACTTCATCACTCTCTAAATCTTCCTGAACATCAGGTTTTAATTCATCAGATTTACTTACTTGTGATTTTAATGCCGCCCTAAATTTTGCATCTGTTAAGGCAGATTTCTTTACTTTGGGTTGTTTAGGCACAGTATCAGGATCATCCCATGTTACAACAGACTGTTGCTCTGGATTATCGACATCCTCTGAACCTACATACTCTTCTGCTCCTAGAGGATAAGGTACATCTTTCTTCAGGTTGGAGATTCTATCTAAAGTGGGTTGATCAAGAGAGTAATACTTGGCTTTGTCTTCTGCGACCTGTAATCCTGCAAGCATCGACTTAACATTAGCTTTTACCTTAGTAACTTGTCCCTGACCCTCACCTATTATTGGCAACCTAGTTACTTTCTTACCTTTTATTGATAGTGTGCGTGGTTTATCTAGTGCCTGTTTTGTAGAACCTCTGCCAATATCTTCCAATTCGTCAAGATATGCTTCAAAACCTTTTTTAAGACCTAATCCTCCCTGTTTTGGCGAACCTGTCAGTTCAAGAAATCTCTTATGATGTTGTTTTGTATCCTTACCCGGATATACTATTTTTCCTTTACTACTAAATGATATTTTCTCAACAGATTCACCGGGAGCATTTATCTTACTGATATTAATAGGTTCTTTGTCAATAATAGGCATTCCTCTTTCATTTGTACGAAATAACTGAGGACTACCTTGTTGTTTCGGTCTTATTATTTCGTCTTTAAATACTTTAGGACCACTACCACTAGAGATAGCCGATGACATAGATTTAAAACCAGTATGCAGTTGTTTTGCATGTCGATATTTCCTAAATCCTTCATTTGCCCACTCACCAATCAACTGATCTGCCTGTGAAGTACTTGAACCACGAAACTGAACTTGGACATCACCATGTTTTTTCTTTGCTTCGCTATATCTCTTAGTCAAGGCTTTCTTAAATGCCTCTGGGTCAGATATTCCTGAAGATGGGCCTTGGAAATATATTGTTTTTGCGTTGCTAGGAGGACTAGAGGATGAAGATTGATTAGATACTCTGGACTTTATTGCTTTACTGAGGTTCCTAATTGATTTATCAGTCCTGACTCCTGCCCTGAAAGTGGATTGGTAGCGTTTTACAGTACCTTCATCCTTGCTGACTAGGAAGATGTTAGGTTCTTTCTCTGCTTCTCTTAGAATTGGGAGGATTTCATCAGGATTACCTTCACCAAAACCTAGTCCGATAAAAGGTAAATTGACATTCTTGGTAGGATTCTTCCTTGCAAACTGGATTAGTTGCTTTACTTCAGATTTAAGTAACTCTACATTTTTACCAGTTGTTTTTTCACTATATGCTCGTCCACGAACCTTTGCAGTTTCGGGTGCATTGCCTTTTACTGCAAGTGTTATGACATCACTATTCTTTGGAGATGTGGCAAAAGAAACATTACTTGCTGTAATTTTACCTTGTTGCTTTGCTTGTGCCGCTAATCCACGACCATGAACACCTCCGAGATTAGTAGAGACAACTTTAAAGCCTTTCTGCTTCCAAATATCACCAATTATAACTTTCTTAGCCATAAATTAATATTCAGTTAAGATTGTTCTACCAACTCTCTTCTTTTTATCTTCCTTGCGCTTGTTAAGAGCTTTGGTTGCACCACCAACTGCGAACAAGCTAAGAAGTTTATTAAGATTATGTTTTAATAAGAAACTTATTCTCTGTTTGTCACTTAAAACTCCTTCTGATGCTTTTGTGCTTCCTCCTTCAAAGGACGACTGTGTTTCACCCGATATATTCTGTGAACTTTTACCAAGAGGTTTAAATTTTATCTTTCCTTTACTGCCTCTTCCAGATCCAGCCAACTTCTCTATCATACGAGACGTGGATGATCCCATTTCAGTTCCACTACGAGTCCATTTATTCCACATTTTTGCCATGTTATATCCTAATTGATTGTTGGGCCTGATATGACTTTCCTGCTTCTGAAAGCCGCTACAAGCATTTTAGCACCATCATCTCCGACAAGTGCAACTAATTGTGCGTTAAGCTCCTCTACAGTCCGTGTGGGATCAATATCATTGAATGCCTTGTATCCACCCCTGTCTAAGATTTCCTTTGCCGCATTGAGCTTCACAGTATCGCTGTCGCTATCCATCAATCTCTCAATAACTGTCAATGCTCTAGGCCCACCTTCCCTTAAACGCTGATGAAACTTCCTGTCTATCTCATCCTTGTTCTCAATAACAAGTGCCTTACCCTGTAATTTCAGCTTATATGGGTTTTTCTCCTTAAATCCTGCCTCCCTCATTGAAACTAGGTAATCGCCTGTCTCAACAAATGAATCTATGAACTTGTCAGTAGCTTCCATATCCTGATTCCCTGTCGGATCTTCGTTTCTTCTCCCAGTAATCCTTTGGCTTGTTTGGATCTTTAAATACGTTCCAATGTTCCTGACGTAACTTCTTCCATTGTGCATCTGATCCTATAACCCTGTTCTGGTTTGCTCGCATTTCTGCTTCGCTCTTTACAGATTTCTTTTTCTTTCTTGCATTCCAAGGATCTTGCATTGCTTCAGCAAAATGACCTTTTTTTTGTTGCCGATAACGTCTGCTTGTTCCTTCACTAAACTTTGGTGCGTTAAAAGGAGGCCAAGGTTGACTGTAATGCTTCTTTAATGATTTCATTCCCTCCGATAACTTCTCCCACCATTCATTCTCGTTCACAAATGATGTTCGCTTCTTCTTACTGTAAATATTCTTCGTTGCACCACTACTACTGTAATGACTGCCGTTCGACTTCTCTCCCTTATGTGCCATATATTCTCCCCATAGTTATTGTTAGATTATTACTGAATCTAATGCCTATCTTTATAACTTGCAAATCTTTTCTTAAAATATTTAATATTGTGTTTCAGTTACTTAACACCTATTTTCACCCCGTGTAGAGAGATGGGACGACTATACTCGCCTCCTCATCCATTTTATGACCCCCCACCCCGCTAAAACAATGCATGACGGTACAGGATGATGGAAAATAAAAGTCATTCATTCTCAATGTCTCGCTTCGCTCGGACTATTATTCTTTCTTTCATAGCAGGATGTTAACATTCAATGCAGGATGGTAAATAAAATGGAGGTGTCCTTACAGGAAGAAACAAACTATATATCTGTTAACAATCAGTCACTACTACATATACACAGTATAGTAGGGAATATATAGAGTATATTAAGTTATAGAGAATGTATTTAATATAGTAGATATATATATATATAGGATTTGAAAAAAATACACAAGCCTATAAATATTACATGAGAATCTTGTATATCTATCAGATTCCATTATTACAATCTACGATTGCCGATAGACCAATCTAACGATTGACCCTTCGGGTGCTTCGCATCTATCTAATACATGGAATCTATTGATTGATATACTTGCGATTCAGGCATAGATAACAATATATGGCATAAAAAATATTTTTTTCAAAGTAACGATCTTCTTCTTGTTTGGTTGGTCTTGTAAGCAATTACTGTCCTTCTAAACATTTAGTTAATTATCGTTGCTCTCGTCCTCTGGATTCACCAGACGACAATAATCTCTAATAGAGAAATAAGATGGATGATAAACAACGCATTAAGCAACTAGAAGCAGAACTAGAGGAAGCTAAATCTGCACAAAACAATGTTGCAAGTCCTTGTGGATTCTTGGATGTCTGGAGTGATTCAAGTGCATCAGAAAGAAGAGAGTACACTTTGGAATTATTACTAAGTTGGGTAAAACTAGCACAAGCTAACGATGGTATAATTGGAATTAGAAGCCAATACATGAAGGCATCCAATCAAACACCGGGTACAATAGCTTCATATCAAGTATTTCCATCACATGTTCTCACCTATGAAGAGGACAATAAGCAGAAGGAAGAGCTTGATAATCCAACTACATACAAGACTAAGCAATTTAGTAAAAACGTAGAAGGTGTAAACTGCTGGCTTAACGAGCGTAAACAAAAAGTAGCAGTCAATCAATAAGCTATTTGAACTTATACAGGGTCGGTTAATAGCTGGCTCTGTATAAAAAATTTTCCAACAAATTGTTTGGATCAACTTTAATCAACCATGGAGGATACATGTATGTGGAATCAGAAGAACAAGAACTATATCAATACTCAGCAAGACAACGAAGAGTGGAATCAAATACAGAAGATTCAGAAGATGAACAATCAGAGGATTTCTATCTCAAAGGAGGTGAAGAACTCGATTTCTCATAAACCTAATCTATTAATATCAATTGCATTCGTTGCATTGGCATTTGTAGTCGTACCAATATTACCAATAGTCTTAGGAATAGTCTTTGGACATTGGATTAGTAAACAATCAGATAAAAATAAAAGAGGATAATATGGAAAATACATTAAAC